CGCGCGTCGGCGAGGTCCAGGATCGCGGGGGGAGCGATCAGGTCGTTGAGGGCGCGGTGCGCGTCCGCAAGTCCCTCGGCCGCGGCACGCTCTCCTCGCAGACTGTCGGCGACCGCACGGTGCGCTTCTGCGAGCACCCGCGGCGACGGCCCGGCCAGAAGTTCGGCGAGCGCGGCCCGGGCATCCTTCGCGGCAAACTGTGCATCCCGCAGCGACAGGCTTGTGCTCGTCACCGCGGACCGCATGTCAGCGATGCGAGCGCGCGCCTCCTGGTACGCGGGACCAAGCGCATCAACGGTCTCGCGGACGCGGCGCTGAGCGTCCGCGACAGCCTCCTGCGCCCCCCTGATCGCCCTGGAGGCAGCGACCTCCTGCCCCGCCTGCGCAAGGGCAGCGGTGCCCGCACCCGCGCTCGCCTTGCCCTGCTCTTTCAACGCGTCAGCGATCCCGCTCGTCGCAAGCTTGAACACCCCGAACCCCTGCGCCGCGGCGACCAGTCCACCCGCGGCACCAGCGGCAAGGCCAACCAATGGCCCGAGCGCAGCCGCGACCGCGACGGCCGGGCCGACGATCGCGAGCAGCCCGACACCGGCAGCCAACGCCGCGGTCCCCAACCGGCCGAACCCATCGGGCAATCCTGCGAGCCCGCTGCGCAGCGCCGCGAGCCCGCCGCCGCCGTTGCGGCCACCATCGCCGAGATCATCGAGGCTGGCCCGCAGATCCCGGCTCTTCGCCTCCGCGCGGTCAAGGTCCGCGATGGCCTTCGCGACCTGCACGCGAACCTCGAGCGTCTGATCCTGCCCGCGAAGGTCAGCTAGCCGCGACTTCAACACCTGGATCTGCGCGAGCGCACCACTGATCTTCAGGTCGGCGCGCGCCTCCGCGGTCAAGGCCCCGAACGCGCGCACCTCCTCGCTGGCCTTCACGACCGAGCGAGTCGCACTCGCACCATCGGCGTCCAGTGCCGCGGTGCCCTTCGTCTTCGCGAACTGCGCCACTTCCTTCGTGGCTGTCGCGACCTGCGCCCGTGCCTTCGCGGAGTCACGGCGATGCCACGCACGCGGCCGAACCGCTCGACGGCCTTCGTCGCCAGCTCAGCGTCGCGGCGGCACTCCTTCAACTGGTCCTGCACGCCCTGAATAGCGCGCGTCGCCTCGCGGGCACCCTTGGCCTCAATGAACGCTGAGAGAACCGCATCCGGGATCACGCTGCTACAGGTCCTCTCTGGTCATCGTCGGCGCCTAGCCTTCTCGGCCTCTTTCACGCTCTCGTCATGCGCGCGCTGTTTCTCAGCCGCGCGCTCAAGGTCAAGGGCACGACGCTTCATCAACTCGCTCGCGCTCATCCGCCCGCCCAGTTCCGCGAGCGTCATCCCCAGCCGTTCGGACAGCTCCAACATGTAACGCTCAAGCTGCCCGGCCGGATTGAGAGCGTCGCCGGTCCTAGCGTCGCGAGCGAAATCGAGCCCGGACGCGCTCCATCGCCTTCTCCGACGACTCGCTGATCTCCGTGATCGCGTCGACGACGAGCTTGAACGACGGCCCGTACATGAACGCGATCTGGTTGATCTCCTGTTCGTCGAAGTCGCCGGGCTCGATGACGCCGTACTTGAACGTCAGCACCTGGCGGCGATGCGGGTCGAACTCCATCTTGTCGCCCTTCATGGACATCGACTCGTGCTGGATCTGCGCGTGCTGACCGGCCGACAGCGACCGGATCTTGACGGCGTCGCCGATGGCCTCGAGCTCGATGTCCATCTCGAACAGGTCGCCGGGACCCTCCAGCCACGAGCGCTTGGAGCGGACGGGTGAGTCGATGACGACGACCGGCGGCTTCTCGTCGCTGTGGCCGTTGCTCGCGGCCTGCTCCCCGATCTCCAGGGTGCTCATGCCGTCGTCCTGACGATCCCGGTGTCACCGGAGTTCTGGAACTCGACGCTGACGGTGGACGCTTCGCCGACGCCGCCCGAGATCGGCGTGAAGTTCGGCAGCACCCCCGTCATCGTGTACAGCGGGTTCGTCGCGCTGACGGCCGCGTTCGTCGGCTTGACGGTGATGACGACCTCCGTCCCGGCCGAATGGATCGGGTAGAGCGTCGCGTCGACCGAGGCCGCCGCGAAGTCCTGGAAGAAGTCGATGCTCATGGTGCCGTCGCCGAGGCCGAGCATGTTCTGCTTCGACGTGGCACCGAACGCCGTGACATCGACGAGGTCCTTCTCGGAGTTGACTTCGGCGGATGAGGCGCGGTTGGAAAGGTCGACGCCGTTCACGGAGACGACAACGGTGCGGAGTACCAGCTTCGGAATGGTTCAGCCCTCCAGGTTTGAAAGTTCGATGTGGCCCGCCTCGATGAGAAGGGCCTTCTGCTCAGCAGGCAGGTCAGCGGTGAACGTGCCGCCCGGCGCGGTGTCGCACACGCGGTGCGGCCCGATGACCTTCCACGTCTGCTCACCCGGCGCCGGCTCAGGGACCGGGGCGAGCGCGGGGTTCGGTGCCTCGGCGGCCTCGACGACGGCGTCCTTGTTCGGCGGGTCGTCCGGGAGGCCAGGGTCCTCGCCGAACGTCGTGGGCTTTGGGTCGCGGGCGCTCATGCGAGTGCGAAGGCGCCGACGGTCAAAGAGGCCGAGGCCGAGTACGTGACGTTCGCAAGCCCCGTCGTCGGGTCCGCGTAGAACTCGGCGGGGAACGGGCCGATCATCCGGTCACCCGTGGTTGCGGGAACCGAGATCGTGTTGTCCGCGACCGCGTTGCCGAGCGCGTCGGTGCGCGGCGTGACGACCGTGACGGTGATCGCGCCGGCCGAAGCGTTCTTGACCTGGAGGAAGACGTTGGAGCCTGGGGCGAACGTATCGCCTCCGCCGGCTGCCGCGGCATACGCGGGGGCAAGTCCGGCACGCACGATGGACTGAGTCGCCAGTAGCGCCATTCAGGGTTCTCCTTGGTCGTCGTCTGCGGTCAGCGTCTACGTCTGCGGAGGAGAGAAGTCCTCGTGCCGCGAACGCTAGGTGCGGGGTGCGCAGGAGGGTCCATCGGCCGCGGGCGACGAGGTAGGCTGCGCGGCATGCGACGGCGCTGCCAACAGACGCCCTAGCCCTCGTCAACTGCGGCGAGGGCGGGGCCAACCCTGGAGGCCCACCGTGCGCTCCCGCGCCTACCGTCGCCACACGCGAGCCGTCAAGCTTGCCCGCCGCTATCGCATCCTTCGCTCGTTCTCAGAGCACTACGTGAACCTGACGCCGCGGGCGATGCACTACCACCTGCGCTGCAACTGCTGGGACGATCCGCGCGAGCAGGCGATGCGTCGTCGCCGCGAGGAACGCGCTTGGCGGCGAGAGTGGGACGCCTAGACCGGGTCAGCGTCGAGCCGGTACAGCGCGCCTACGTGATGCCACGTTTCCTCAGAATCACGCTCAGAAAAGTCCAGCTTCGACTCCCGCCGCAGGTTCAGCAGCGCGTACCCCGTGATCGTGATCGGCGCGTCGTTCAACGCCACGTTCACGGCCGCGGCGATGTCATCGGCTTGCGATGACGACGAACCGCGGCAGATGGCTTTCACCGTCCACACGTCGTGTTCCAAGGGCGCCCCGTTGAACGTCCAGTCATCGGTGCCGGCCTGACGGTGCAGCACCACGTAGGGCGGGACAGCGCCGCGCGGAGCCACGCGATGGAAGATGTTCGTGGCCGCGCCGAGCAGCGATGTGACGGCCGGGGTGGCGGCCAGACGGGTTACCAATGCGCGTCTGATTTCGTCCATCAGGCTTCACGCCAGACGCCGCGCTCGAGGTAGCCGCGCCACAAGGCGCCGTTCTGGGTGCCGTACAGACCGGGGGAGAGCGTGAGGGTGCCGTCCGCGTGTTCGATGAACCGGGCCGGATCCTTGGCCGAGAAGGGAACGCCGATCGTGTGCTCGCCTTCCTCGACGCGCGCCCACCCCCTCGCCGCGTTGGGCAGGCAGTACAGCAGGACGCGTCGCGTCGCACTGAGAGCGTAGGCGCCGGGCGTTGAAGGCGCCTCTGCCGCGCGGCATCCCTGCATCGTGTCGCCCGCGGCCATCAGTCGTACGCCTTGCGGATCTTGCGGACGAACTGCTTGCGCTCAGCCTCAACGGCAGGGATGAAGTACGGCTGAGCAGCCATCCGCCTCGTCCCGTATTCGAGAAACTTCGCGTAGTCGGTGTCGGCGACGACGAGCGCCTGATGCTCGTCGAGTGGTTCGCTGCGGATCTGCGACTTGAGGTACCCGGTGTCGACGGCGACGCGCTGCTTGGCGCCCTTCTCGATGGCCTTCGCGGTCTGCCTCACGGCCGTGGCGACGCGCCGCTCCCCGCGTCGCATCCGTTTCGTCAGGTCGCCCTTGAGGGTTGCCCCGGCCATCTAGTCGCGCCGCACGTACAGGTCGTCGGTCGTCGCGTCGCTATAGACGATGGCGCCGCCGGGGAGAAGGGGCGGCGGCGGGGGCTTGCGCAGTCGATCGATAAGGCGGCGTGGATCGAAGCGGCTGCGCACGGGAAGTGCCTCGCCGAACAGGATCCTCGCGTAGTAGTCGGCGTCTGCCGACGCCGTGAGGCGCGCGCTACTGCGCGTCGGAGCCGTGAGCATGTCGTCGACCGTGATCTTCCGGGGCTCACTCATCGCCTGATCGTACCCTTGGCCACGGCGCTAGACCTCGCGGCACTCAGCGCGCTTCGTCAACTCATACGCGCCGCGCAGCCGCACGAGCGTCACGTCGAACACGAGCGCGCCGACTGTGACGCGATCCTTCTCGCCGATGTCCTGCCCGGCTCCGAACGTCACGACGGCGCTCGCTTCGTCCGAAACCCTGTCCCCGCCACGCCGGCCAACCGACACGTCCTCGCCGCCGCCGACCGGAGACAAGCGGCACGGCACGAGGGTTGCGACCGTCGCCCACGTCGTTGTCTGCCCGCCGCCGCCATCCGCGACAAGCGTCGGCCGCGTGATCGTTGCGCGGTCCGGCAGCAGCGACCGGAAGCGCTTGCGTGCGCGCATGAGTTGGCCGGCGGACGGCATCAGAAACGCGAGGCCCAGGTCGTCGGGATCCTCGAAGGCACGCGCCCCGTCGGCAGGCCAGCGCCAACCGTCGCGGCCGACACATCAGCGACCGCGCGAGCCCGGAACCTCGCGGCCATCGCTGAGTAGCGCACGCTCTTCGCCGAGTCCTTGAAGGACTGGCCGTCCTCTGTGATGTCGACGTCCTGCGCGAACCGGGCGGCGAGGGCATCGCAGGCCGCGGCGACGGCGAGCAGCACCGAGGAGGGGTGCGCGGCGAGGAAGTAAGCGACTTCGTCGTCGTTGAGGAGTGCGGCCGCCTGAAACTCCGTGACCTGCGCGGGCAGCAGCCCGTACGCGGCCGGCGTGTCGCCGAGCTCCAGGCGGAACTTGTCGAGCGAAGTGGTGACGGGCATCAGTCGCCTCCGTACGTTGCCATGGCCCCATCATCGCCGCCAAAGGTCGCCGTGGGCACATCGTCACCGGCGTAGGCCGCAGCGCCCACGAGAGCGCCGTAAGCGAACGTGGCGGCATCATCGCCAGCGAACGTCCATGCCGCAGCATCGTCGGCGCCATATGTGAACTGTGCGCCCAGCCTTGCCCCGGCAGCCACGTCGGTGGCGCCAAGCACATCGGCCGCGAGCCGGAAGCGCACGAGGCCCGCACGCGTGGCCGTGTCGAACGTTCCCAGTGCATCGCTCGCCGTCCGGGCCGCGAACGGGGCACCGACCGCTGCATCCGACGTGCCGAGCACATCGGCTGCTGAGCGGAACCTGACGAGGCCCGCCCGTGTCGCCGTGTCGAGTGTGCCGAGCGAGTCGGCGGCGCTACGGGCCCGGCTCGTCGTCGCCCTTGTCGCCGTGTCAACGGTGCCGAGCGTGTCCGCCGCGGTCCTCGCGCGGATCGTGACGCGCGTCGCAACATCCGTCGTGCTCAGAGAGTCAACGGCCGTCCTTGTGAACGCTTGCGCCGCGCGGGCCGCAGTGTCCGTCGTGCCCAACGAATCCGCGGCGGTCCGGGCGACGGCGCCACCCGTCGTGTTCGTCGCCACATCCGACGTTCCCAGCAGATCGCTAGCCGAGCGGACACGGCTCGTAGCCGCGCGAGCCGCGCTATCCGTCGTGGCGAGAGCATCTGTCGCCGAGCGCGTGAACGCCTGCGCGGCACGGACCGCAACATCCGTCGTCGCGAGCGAGTCCGCTGCGGTGCGCAGCCGCGACGTCGCGGCCCGGGCAGCAGCGTCGGTGGTGCCGAGCGTATCGCTAGCCGCGCGCGTGAACGTCTGCGCGACCCTGCTCGCCGTGTCCGACGTTCCCAGCGTGTCGGCGGCGGTCCGCGACACAGTGCCCGTCGTGTTCTGTGCCGTGTCGCTCGTGCCGAGAGAATCGCTGGCGGTGCGGGTACGGGTCGTGGCCGCGCGGGAAGCCGTGTCCGTAGTCGAGAGCGAATCCGTGGCGGTGCGCACGAACGCTTGCGCAGTCCTCGTCGCCTGATCGCTCGTCGCAAGCGTGTCCGTGGCCGTTCGTGTCCTGCTCGTCGCGGCCCGCGAAGCCGTATCGGTCGTTGCCAACGAGTCAGCAGCCGAGCGAGCGAGCGTCGCCGCCCTTGCCACCGCATCAGTCGTCGCGAGCGAATCAGCAGCCGTACGCGTCCGGGCCAGGGCCGCGCGAGCAGCCGTATCCGTTGTCGCGAGGCTGTCAGCAGCGGACCTTGCGAATGCTTGCGCCGAACGCGTCGCGCTGTCAGAGGTCGCGAGGCTGTCTGAC